AAAGTTACTGGCACAGATTTCAAATCTAGTGGAGCAAGAAAGTGATCAGATCAGTCTAGAAAAAGGCATAGGTAGATTTGGCTTTAACGCCTATCAACTTGAACAGGCTGGATATGTGAAACCTGGAACCAGCCTCAAGTACTTTTCGCAAAGCAACACCGAGTTTGTGAACATAATGAGCAGTCCTAGTGTGTGGACCGGTCGTGGAGGAGTATACAATTTAGACAGTTTGTTGGAAGATCCCTTGTTGCAAAATCAAATTCAAACTCGACTTATGCAACAAAGTTACAACAGTCTCTTGGCCAATGGAATCATAAACACTCCGATCAAACCAAGTATCAGCATCAGTAACGGACAAGTTTACACCAACACTGGACTACAATCTACTCAGACCCTGGCAACGCTAAGTCGATTAGGAACCAATTTATCATCTCTCAATTCAGTTGCTAGAAATGCCTTGTCTAACTCTCCAGCCTTGAGAGGTCTGCTGAATGCAACCAATTTCAATCTCAACACCATTGGTTCCGGCGCCGTCAACAGTTTGAATGCAGGGTTCGGTAATCTAGGAAACTTAGCCAATGTAAATTTTGCCAGTGTTGGTGCTGCGGTAACAAGTCAACTCAATGGCAGTGTTGGTGCTCTAGTGGCCAATGCCAGCAAATACGGCACACAGGCCACAGCATTGTGGGCCAAGGCTGGCAATCTTCAAGGAGTAAATCTCAACAACATAACTTCTAATCTCACAAATCTTCTGCCACCAAATCTCGGAGGCTTGACCAGCAACTTAAACATACTTGGCAAGGCCAGTAGTTTTGCCACCAATTTTGCCAACCCCTTGAGTGGTCTTAACAACTTGGGTGGCGCACTCACTGGTCAACTGGGCAATCTTCAAGGACAACTGGCTGGTCAACTGGGCAATCTTCAAGGACAACTGGCTGGTCAACTGGGCAATCTTGGTAATTTGGCCAACCTAGGGTCGTTGGGATCTTTGTTTGGTGGCGGAGGTGATCTGGTATCAGGCACACAAGTAGCTGCTGGATTCAACAACACTGTGAATCGTGCCACTGTGGATGCGGCATTCAGTCGAGCCATTGGCAGTGCCAAAGTGCCATTGCCAGTTTTTCAGTATCCAAGTCTAAGTGCGTTAGCACCCCGTTTAGATATACAACAGGCACAAAACTTCTTGAAAAATTTACAAAATACAGGTCAAGCTGCGGTGAGCCAAATAAGTTCACGTTTAGGATAAAGTAAATACATCATGGCCACATTTATTGGATTCAACACCATAGATCAAAACAAAAAATTTACCCTGGTAGATTTTGAGTTAATCAAGCGAGATCTATTAAATGCTCTCAACATTCGCCAAGGACAGGTTGTGGGTCGTCCAGGATATGGCACAGTGATCTGGGACTATGTGTTTGAAAATCAACTGCAGGAAACCGAGCGCGGAATCGTGGCAGAGATACAGCGTGTGGCCGGTGGCGATCCTAGGATTTTTGTCAATCAAGTTGAAATATTTCCACAACAGAATGGCATGCTTATACAAATAGAAATCACAGTGGTACCCAGCACCACTGCCCAACGACTCAGTATATTTTTTGACCAGACTCAGCGTCGAGCCAGTTACATTTAACTTAAACTACCCAGTTTATAAATCCCATAAATAACAACAACACAGGACTACCATGGCTCGAACCACAAGACAAACTGCAATATTTGGTGTTGAAGATTGGAAAAGGATCTATCAAACCTATAGGGAAGCTGACTTTCAAAGCTATGATTTTGAAACTCTGCGCAAAAGTTTTGTGGACTATTTGCGCCTATACTACCCAGAAACCTTCAACGACTACATCGAAAGTTCAGAATTCATTGCCTTGCTGGACGTCATGGCATTCATGGGCCAGGCCCTGGCCTTCCGTACAGATCTCAACACACGTGAAAATTACCTAGACACTGCTGAACGCAGAGACAGCGTGGTCAGACTGGCCAATCTGGTGTCTTATACTCCCAAGCGTAATACCTGTGCATCAGGGTATCTCAAAGTATTCAGTGTACAAACCACAGAAAATGTCATTGATTACAATGGCGTTAATCTAGCCAATGTCACAGTCAACTGGGCTGATCCCAGCAATTTTGACTGGCAAGAACAGTTCACTGCCATCGTTAATGCCAGTCTATTAGACACACAACGCATAGGTCGTCCGGCGGCCAGAAACACCATACTTGGTGTGCGAACTGACGAATATACTATAAATTTGGTTCCAGGATTCTTGCCTGTGATACCCTACACTGCCACAGTTGATGGCGTCAACATGCCATTTGAAGCTGTTAATTCCCAAGCCACAGGCACAGAAGGCAACAAGTTTATCGAAGAACCCAGTCCTTTGCCCAATGGTCAATTCAATGTGTTGTTCCGCAATGACGAATTGGGATTTTCCAGTGCCAACACTGGTTATTTTTTCTTGTTCAAACAAGGAGTCCTACAGAATCAAGATTTCAACTTGCCTGAGCGTGTGGCCAATCGCACGGTCAATATCAACATTGAAGGAATCAACAATCAAGATCGTTGGCTGTATCAGTTGGACAATGTAGGTAACATTGCCAAAGAATGGAACTTTGTAGAAAGTGTTTATGGTGCTGCTGTGGAACAATTGGTGCCAGGCACAAGAACCATATTCAGTGTTACTTCAAGAACCAATGATCAGATTACTCTAAACTTTGGCGACGGTGTGTTCTCTACCATACCGGTGGGACTGTTCCGTTGTTATGTGCGGGCATCAAATGGTCTACAGTACATCATCAATCCAGAAGAGATGCAGAGCGTACAGATTCCCATCAGCTATGTGAGCCGCACTGGACAGATTGAAACCATCACATTCACCTGTGGCATCACTGAACCGGTATCTAATGCGCAGGCTCGTGAAACCATTGATGAGATCAAACAACGTGCCCCAGCCAGATACTACACACAGAACAGAATGGTCAATGGCGAGGACTACAACAACTTTCCATTCACTGCCTACAATAGTATTTTAAAAAGCAAGGCCTTGAATCGTGCCAGCATAGGAACCAGTAGATATCTTGATCTGTTGGACAACACAGGAAAATATTCCAGCACCAATGTTTTCAGCAGCGACGGCGCTCTCTATGAAGCCAATAATTTACCGGCGTTTCAATTTGCCTGGTTGACCAACAATGACATCAGTGATGCGATAACCAATCGCATCACTCCTTCGTTGATTGAAGCCGGTGCACTGCAATTTTATTATGCCAACTACAAGCCAAGACCGCCTTTGACAGCTCTTGGAGTCACCTGGAATCAAAGCACAGTGTTGGCCAACGAAACCACTGGTTACTTCGAAAACAGCTCAGGCAATCCTGTGCCAATTGGAGTCTATGCCAGCAACAACCTAAGGTTTGTTGTGGTAAATTCTCTGGTAAAGTTTGTACCGCCACCAGGTTATTACTTTGATGCTGAAAATCGTTTGCAAGTAGGAGTTCCTACTAGAGCTGATCAGAAGTTGGTTATCTGGGCCAGTCCCACTGCTGTGTATGTGGATGGCACCAATCAAGGCCTGGGTAACTTGGCCAATGGCCAAGGTCCTGTGGTATTGAACAATTTTGTACCCACAGGAGCCATAGCTGAAGAAGTTATTCCTTTGTTTGTGACCGAGTTTTCAACTGAACTACAACAAAGCATTCTAAATCAAATTGTGTTGAATCAAAACTTTGGTCTAGGCTATGACTACATCGGCACTGTCACCGGAACTGCAGGCACTTGGTACCTTATTACCAGTTCCAATTTAGCAATTGATGCCAGTTGGAGTCTGACCAACGCTGGCAACACTGCTGGCGCTAATCTTGATGCAAGTTGGTTCATACAGGCCACCACTGACGGACAAAATTACACAGTGGTAACTAGAAATCTCAACTACTACTTTGGCAGTGTGTTACAAACAAGATTTTTCTTTTTTGGCAATCAAAGAATCTATGACAGTCGTACTGGCACAGTGATTTCAGATTTTGTTAATGTGCTGAAAACCAACAGCCGCCCCAGCAGCAATTTGCCTTTGGAAAGCGACATCAGAGTAAAAATCATTGGACAGCCAGTGGAAAGCGATGGCTTTGTGGATGATTTCCAGGTGTTGGTCAGTTTTGAAGATTCAGACAGCGACGGAGTTCCAGACAACCCAGATTTTTTCCAAGACATTGTGGGACTGGTTCCAGATCCACCAACAGCTTCTAGCCCTTGGGTATTCTTGGAAAAAACTGTAGACTTTGACAACCTACAAAGATATCTGCTGGTGGAGCCAGGCCGGGTCAACAGCCAATATGCCACCTTGGACGCCATAGAACTAGACAAAGAAGAATATGTACCAGGACAGGTATTCTACGCCTACAGTGAACAACAATTCTACACGTTGGTGTTGAATGCTCAAGGCGTGAGAGAACTTTTGGTCAACACAGAATTTATAGCTAGATCTGGACGTCAGAGCCTGTATTTCCAGTATCGTCACAACAGCCCGTTGACTTCAAGACTTGATCCTGGATCCAGCAATATCATTGACATTTATGTGGTGACCTGGCCTATTACACGGCCTATCGAAACTGGCTCAAAGATGTCACAAACACTGTGCAAAAACCTGAACCACCGACCATAGATCAGTTGACTACAGAATACTCAG